CTTTCCGACCTCGCCCATCGAATCCCGGTAGTAGCCGCGGATTCCGACCAGAATGACATGATATTTTTGAACAACCCAAGTCGGCACCTTCGCCAGAATCTCATGCCGCTTTGCCTGTGGCCTGCTGGATGGAATGTTGCTCATGGTATCTGTGTAAAGATTTCCTGATAAGTCGTCTCATCGCCGCTGTCAAAGTCGTCACTGTAATCTTTTTCCTCAATCATTTGTTGTCGAGGATTGTGATGATTGCAGGAATGACTTCCTTGTCCACGGTAAAGCTCGCGCCCGGAGTTGCGATGGTGCAGGACGATAGAATCAATGCTGCAAGGATGAATGCTAGGCTATGTTTTAGTTTCATGGTTTTCGTCTTCTGCTTTCTTTGTTGCGCGCTCGTGAAGTTCTTCGATGCGCTTGTCTTTCAATTCCAGCTTTTCAAAAAGGTGCTTTACGGTTTTTCCGAGGATGTAAATCGTTGTCAGAGCAAGTCCCCAGCCTGTCAGACCTGATGCAAATTTCACAAGCTCAAATTGCGGAGGAGCTTCGTTAGCGATGAAAAGCGTTGCGCCGCTGGCAAACATGGTGCAAACGGCTTTTGTTAGGCCATCGTAAAAGTCGGGCATGATTTTTCCTATGGCGGCGAGATTGTTCAATTCGTTCATAAGTTTATTGATCTTGTTCCGGCTCTGGGATCGGCACGACGGTAAAAACACTGTTTGCAAAAACAACGTCGCGCATGGTTCCGATTGCGGCCCGTGCGTCAATTCCGCATCGTTCGGCCAGGTCGTTGAGCAATGCCGCCGATGCCGCGTGGTTTTCAAACACGGCTTGCAGTTTGACTGCGCCGATTTCTGCAAACATAGCGTTCAGACGGTCATCTGTAAACGACCAGAAAACGCTGCGGGAATTGTTCAGATGTTCAATTGCCGAAACGATGTTCGCGATGACCGGACGCAAGGCTGCATTCACGGTGTCAATGTCTTGCTGAGCCTGTGTTTTTTCGGTTAGTTCGATCATAATTTTACCAAGTTGCGATTGCTGTTCTTTTCCAAGTGTTTGCGGCTGTGCAAACGTAAATATAGTTTGCATCCCAACAAATAGTCCCTGCGGTTCCAGTTGCTGCCGCGCTTGCTGGCGTTTGCGATGTGGCAATGCGGATTTGATTCCCGTTTGCTGTTATTATCCCCGCCACAAGTAGATTCGTTGCGCCTGCGTCGGTTGTGGTGCCGATTGATACGCCGCCGGACGTTGCATTAATTCTCATCCGTTCTGTCGATGCCGTTCCAAGCGTAAGCGGAACGCCGCTAGCAGAATTAACAAAAGTTGTGTTTGCAAAACTGCCAGCGGTTGTCCCCGCATATCCAAATGAACCGCGCTGCACGTTGCCGCTATCAATAAATCCAATAGAGCTATACGATGCGGTGGTAGTGCCTTGAATGCGTAAAGTATCAACTCCGCTTGTTGGCCCCGATAAAAGCAACGCCGCGCTGGATGTGCTGGCCGTGGATGCCGTAGGATTGCTAATCGTCGGCGAGGTAGTCCCGACTGGCCCACCCGTTCCGCTTGGCGTGCCTGTGAGCAATGTCGCTACTCCTGTGCCTAGTCCGCTCACTCCAGTGCTGATTGGCAAGCCTGTGCAGTTTGTCAGCGTGCCGCTTGCTGGTGTGCCGAGTGCGCCATCACGCACCACAAATGATCCAGATGTTCCGACGTTAATTGCTAACGCGTAAGATACATTTGTCCCTAGTCCGCTGACTCCGGTGGAGATTGGCAAGCCTGTGCAGCTTGTGAGCGTTCCGCTGCTAGGCGTGCCGAGTGCGCCACCGTTGACAACAAATGCCCCTGCTGTGCCGACGTTGACCGCTAGTGCCGTAGTAACGCCCGTCCCTAGTCCGCTGACTCCGGTGGAGATTGGCAGTCCGGTGCAGTTCGTCAGCGTGCCGCTTGCTGGTGTGCCAAGTGCGCCGCCGCTGTAAATAAGCGTAATTGCCGAGCTTGTCCCGTTCTTAAATTGTGGCTCTCCAGACGCGTTTGAAAACCATGCGGATCGCCCAGCAACAAGCGTCGGCGTTGTGCCGTTTTTTGTCAGGAAATGCCCAGCCTCGGCTGTGCTAGGATTGCTGAAAAAATGCCCCGTGCTTGTCGTGTTGACGGTTATGCTGATGTTACCAGCCGTTGCGCCCCAAGTCAGGATTGCCGTGCCTGCGCTGTTCTTAAGGGATGCGCCTGCTGTTGCGTCGTATGCGGCAAAATTCCAAGCCTTGACGGATGCGCTAGAGTTTTGTGCTTCAATGTTGGCACTTGCCCCCTGTGTGTAAATAACCGCATTTGCTCCCTGAGTGTAAATGACAGCATTTGCTCCCTGAGTGTAAATAGGCGCATTTATTCCAGAAGTAAAAATGTTTGCGTCAGTTCCACTTGTGAAGATTGCGCCGATATTTGAAGTTGTAAAAAGAGAACCGGCAATAATTTCCCCAAATTCTGCACCGCCTAATATATCCCGCCTGACAACCGTGTTTGCCGTTGCTGCGCTTGTAGCGTCTGAAATGTCCGCGCTGACAATCGGGGAAACGTATGGAGTGTTTGTCCATGCGCCGGAATGGTAAATCCTCCGTATTGTCGTTCCTGAGCGCGTGTAAGCCGTGCCGCCGATTGTTGCTGTGCCGTTGCGTAGAAATACTTCAAATCCTTTCCCTTGAACTGGCGACGGGTCTGTGACGGTAAGTGTTGCTACTACGGTGTATTGCTTGTCATTTGCTGCCGTAAATGATGCGCTTTTTACATCCGACGTTCCGCCATCTGCGCCTGCTGGCCCGGTCGCCCCGACTGCCGCTTCGTTAAGCGTAATCGTCACCGCATCCTCGTTTAGCGTTGCGCTGACAACCACGTCGGGATCATTTTCTGCAACGGTAATGGTTATTGTGTCCATGTTATGCTCGTGTGGGGTCGTCTAGCACTTCCAGTGTGCCGGCAATGTAGGTTTTGATAACTCCTGCCGCCGATGTAGTCTCAATGCTCCAATACCAAACGCCAACAGATAACGTCAGCGGAGTAATCGGTGAAACGGTAAAATCGTAGCTGTTGGCATTGTTAATTACAATTCCTGCCGATGATGTTAGCGACAGTCCGAGCGTCCCGTCAGTGTCGCGGAAATACATTTTTACTGTTGCAAGGTCACTGTCAAACGTGTTCCCCGTCGATGAATAGACGCACGACAAGCCATTCCAAGTATCGCCGTAAACTACTGGGGTCAGATTAAATTTGCCAGGTCTCATGTTGATTTGCCGATAACGGTTACGGTTGAGTTAGTTCCTGCCGCTGTGGATGTGATCACAAGGTCGGCGGTCAATAGCGTGCCAGTGTTGCCGCTGCTGTTCCAGAATTTAGATGGCGTGGTTAAAACTTGCGTGCCGTTGCCAGCCGTAGCTGATCCGCTTGTGTTGTTGATCTCCAGCGAATAAAGCGTTGCCATGTTTACAAGCGTAACGCCTTCAAAATCCTTGCCGTCCCCATCCGTAATTCGGACGCCGGACGAAACAACGCCTGGTGTCGTGTTTGCGCTCGTTGGTGCAGCGGTGATTCCAAGTCCGGCTGGAATTGCTAGATTAGTGCCGCTTTCGTTTGCGTATTTATAGCCGTTCGCATCCGACTTGCGCGTCATGATAATGTCCGCTGCTGAGCTTGTCACTGTCCATACGGCAGCGATTGCGGTATTTGCCGCTAATCCTGCCGCAAGTGCCGCTGCGACAAGCGTGGCGTTGTTGCTGGCCGTTGTAAGCGCGACAGATACAGTCAGCGGTGATCCTGCCACTGCCGCGCTTGTAAACGTCAATAAGCATGGCCCGTTAGGCGTTGCGCCACCTGCCGCGACAACCGTAGCCGTTTCAACCTGCGCCGTCCCAGCCACGTATGCAGCCGATCCGGTCGCTACGCCTGATTGCAGGTCAATTGTTGCGGTCCCACCTGACGCGACAAATTCGATCCCGATTGCATAGCCAATGTCCGCTGTTGGAAATTGCACTGCCGTTTGACTTGCGCCAATCTGAACAATTCCCGAGACAAGTGCCGATGTCGCCTGTCCTTGGCAGTTGCTCCCCGTAATCGTTTGTGCCGCTGAAATTGCCATGTCGTCATTTTATGTTAGATTCCCTGCATTGTCAAGGTGCGTCATAGTATGCGCCCTTGTCCGCTCCTGCTGTAATCGAGTTATTAACGTCTGTCGAAACAAAGTGCAAATCGTCAGGAATTGCGATATTTCCAACTGTGATGTCCGATTTACGCCATTGCTTGACGGTTGATTCTCCCGACGATCCTGTTTGAATCTGTCCAATGTAAAAAACTGCCTGCCCACGCGATAATCCGGTCACGAAAGTTGCCGCGTAAGTTGCCGCGTCTGTATACACGGTGTAAGTGCTGCTAATTCTAACGGTCGCCCCTCCTGCACGGTAATCGTCTAGTTTATCGTAGTCTGTCTGCCGGCTTCCATACCCAAGCGATTCTGTAACACCGCTTGTCACCCACACGCCGTATGTTGTGGATTTTGACAACGCCATGTATCCAAGCGTGTTTGTGTCAAAATCATCGCCGCGAAATGCCCCTGCGCTGGAATCGTAGGCCAACGACTGGTCTGCAGAAATTAGCGCAAAATTACCGGAAACGTTGATGAGTTTCATTACGGTAAATCGGCCAATCTGCATTTGCATGGAATAGGCTGATCCGTCGTAGTTGACGAAAATCTTGTATGGATGGACATATCCGCCGCCAACTGGAAATGTTTTATCTATTGTTCCGCGATTTTTCAAACGAACAACAGCATCCCTTAATTGGTTTGCCCATTCTGCCGTAATTTCGTCCCCACGTTTTTTTACGGCTGGAACAACAATCGGAATATTTCTAGGATTACCCATTACTCCGGCTTAGTATATTTTGTAACGTTCCACTCTTGTCCGGGCGGAGACATGAGCCATGTGATCGAATAATCGCTGGTCGTTTCCGTGCCTTGTTTGGTTTGGCTGTCGGTTATTCCAGTTAGTCTCCAATTCCTGCCCGCAATTACCGGAGGATCGCCGTCTGGGTCAGGGTCAATCCATCCGAGCTTTTCTAGATATGAAGCGTCAACACCGCCTTGATCTGTCGCGCTGTGAGTCCATTCGATTTGCGATGTTTCCCACGTTTCCTCTTTATCTCTGACAATAATTTTAAACCACTTGATAGAATCTGCGTTAGTGATCGTTCCCACTTCTTCGCCAAGTAGGTTTTTGATGTAGTAAGTGTTGATTGAAGAATTTTTATCGTCTCTCGCGTATCTGCCGTCAAGACAGCCCGCAATCAAAAACTTGTCAACTTCAAGCACCTTAGCAATGAAATCAGGATGTGTCATTATAGGAGCTTCTGACAGCGTGGCATTGTAAGCGTAAGTCCCGCTGTCGTCGTTTTTGTCAAACTCCCAATCGGCAGAATATCCAGTGTAAACAACGCGGATTTTTGTCAGTCCTCCCGGCTCATGTTCATGGGTAACAGAATCGACAGTTAAAAAATTCCATTTTGCCGACAAGTTAGAATACAGCACGGTTGCAGACTGGCCTTTTTGAAATGCCGTTTGAATCGGTGTCGAGTCAAAATCAAACTTGCGGCAAGTAAATGTTTGACTGCCAGTCCACTTGCCCTTGTCGTCAAATCCGGCTTGGAAGTCAGGCCCAGGAATCCACGTGTAAGGTGCTATTCCGTATACGTTGGAAATGCTCATTTGAAATATATTGGGTTGACGTTTGTTTTGTAAATCAATTTTAAAACGTTCAAAATTGCTTCGTTATATCCTTCAGGTGGATTGTAGCCAAACGCCCATCCAGGTTTTCTTTCTTCTTGTTTTTTCATTGTGTTTGCGAGATTGGACGGCGGCCCCGCAAATGCAACAGGCGACGGCTCAAACATGCTTTGCAATGGAGTTCCTGCGACTAGGCTTTTTATTGCGTCTTTGATTGCTTGGCCAATCTTTGCGCCAATGTCTTCGGCCCATCCGTCAAATCCTTTTTTCAGATCGTCAAATACTTTGCCAAATCCGACTTCATTAATATAAATAAAAGTGTTTCTCAGCACCCTACCAGCGCGTTCTAGCAATTCAGCAGCTTTCCCAACGCCATCAAATAAGTCTTTTAGTTGTGTTGTTAAAATTTGCCCAGTGCTGCCATTTGTTAGCCCTTTGACAAATGCGCTAGAAAGTTGCAATTGCGCATTTTTAAACCTTCCAGTTTCGTCACCGGCAGATTCCAATCCAGCAATATATTCGTCGGTCATTTTCAACAATGGCCCGAGATTGTTGATTGCTACTTGTCTACTTTCAGCCATGCCGTCAGCGAACACTTTGCCGTATTTCAAAACTCCTTTTACACCACCAAACAGCTTTTCAATGTATGCGTTTGCCGTTTCTCTTGGCACGTTATTTGCGCTCATCGCTGAAAAAATAGCTTCAATTTGCGCTGCTGGTTTCATGCGCATCAAATCTGCTAACGTCAATCCTAGATCGCTGAAAATATTCCAAACGTCATCCTTTTCGCCTTTCTTGGCTGCTTCGACTGATTCGTAAATCGCCTTTGAGAAAGTCAAAAGCTGTTTGCCTGTTTCGCCTCCTTCAACTCCTGCAAGTCTTAACTGCTCATTCAAAATCATGAGTTCTTGCGCCGACTCGCCAGTAAGCGCGGAAAGGTCTTTCAATTCCCCTGCAAAGTCAAAAATTCCCGTTGCTCCTTCGACTAGAAATTGTATCGACTTGCCTACCCAATCAGTACCGAACTCCCCAACTTTCCGAGCCGCGCCAATTCCGACTTCCTTGGAAAACTTGCCAAACATCCCGCCGATGTTTTTCAATCCGGTCTTTACCGCCGTCCCGTCAAACCCTACTTTTACTGTTGTGTTAATCGACATATACAAACTCCTTTCTTGCTAGTTCATCGTAGCGTTTTTCCATCTCCGGATCCAGTTCCATGTTTGACACCCACCGATACCGATTGCCTAACGATATTCCGTTCGCCATCATGATTTGAAGTAGTTTGCTCATGTCTGTTTCCCATATCAAATGTTCCGCGCTTACGTTGTGCTTCATTGCAAAGAGTTCCACCGACGCTAGCCAGTGGGGATTTGCGCTTGGCCCTCCTGCTTTCCCCCGCCCTCGCTTTCTGCCGCGCTGAGTTTTGTCGCCGTAATTCGTTCTACCAGCCCTTCGATCACGCCTGGTAGTTCTTCCTCAAAATCCAGCATGAAGTCCACCACGGTCTTGTGACGGTCATCAGCGGTCATCTTGCGGAGTTCCACGATCATTGCCGAGCTTGCGTAGCACAACAACGCGACTTCGTGCATTGCGTGGGTTTGCGACTGGTCGCTTCCGGTGTCGGAAAATAGGACATTCCCCCACGATTTCAAAAGCTCGTAGCGTCCTGCCGTCAATACCAATTCCCGCCCTGCCAGTGTGAGCGGTGCGCCTGTCCATGCCGTAGCCAATATGTTGTGTCGTGTTTTCATCCTTGGAGTCTGCTTAAAAATTCGTTGCGCTCATGTCTTGGTAGTTTAATGTCGAGCAATACCGATGAACCTTCATTTTCCATGAACACGCTGCGCTTGGCCGTATGGAATAGATCAAAGCACGTTTTTCGATTCGCCACAAACGCAAGAATGTAGCTTTCTGGATTCGACGGGAATCGTGAAACGAACATTGGAATATCAGAGATTCCACGCAAACCCGGCAATTCGATTCCACGTGCTTTCAGATATTCAACCGCGTAGTCAAGCCAATCGCTGATCGACATGCAACTCACTGGCCGCGCCGATATGAACGTGCAGATTTCCGCAAACGGATGAGAATCGACTAGCTTTTTAATGCCCGTCCAGTGTTCGACACAAGCCTGTGATGTGTGCTTGCCGTCGTCACTTGCTGGTTCTAGCGAGAACCTGGCGTATTGCCGCCCGTTCGACTCGCTGTTGATTAGGTCAAGCGGACAATCTTTTTTCAGCGGTATGGCACACGCCATCAATGCGCTGACAAGATTGATGTCGCCCGATTGTGTTGCGTTGCTGCCGTTGTAGTTTTCCATTTTCTTAGGTGTCAAATCAGGTTAGCGCGACAACGGTTCCAGCGGCTACAAACGGACAATAAATGCCGGCTAGTGATCCTTCCTCAAATCCAGTTGCCGTTGGCTTAATGCTGTTGCCAGTGATGATGATGCTTGCTCCGGTTGCCGAGGCTATGCTCTCTCCGAGTCCTTCGTTAAGCCGTGTGCGCGAATTGCTCGTAGTGTTTGCCAAAGTAATCACGCTGCCGATATTATCGACAAGTCCAGTCCCCTTGGTCTTAATAATGCCATCGACTGAAATGTCCTTTTTCGGGTTGTAAACGGCAAGTCCAACGTCACATCCGATGTGATCCGGTGCCATTGCTGTTTCACTTGTGCCGTCGTAGCTGACAGACCCGACGTAAAGTCCAGTAGCTGTCGCGTCATCTGCTAGTCCAAATTGTGCTGTCCCGTAAACTGTGGCAAGGCTCATGTCGATTGTGGTTGCTGATTGTTCAAACAAGCGGTTATGACTAGGTCATAGGATGTGATTCGTCGCTCGTCTCTAACGGAAATAATACCAGAACTTGTTAGATTGTCAAACACCTGCAAATTGTTAGACGCGTTTAAGAAATCCAAGGATTTACGGTTTCCTAGGATTTCAAACAATCCTGACTCCATTGTCACCGCGTCGGTGTATGGTGTGCCGGATTGCGTTGATTCCTCTGGCAAGGTGTGAAGTTCGACTGTCAAACCGACTTCCATGACCCCGTGCAGCCTCACCCCGTTCTGCTCAACTACGTTTGACGACCCGTCGATTACCACAATCAGCGGCATGACTACGTCCTCTTGTTCGCCGTTCATGACCACAGGAACGTCCTCAAGCAATGGATAGCTTCGTTTCTGGTCGTCGATCCACGATTTTACAGCTTGTTTTACTTGGTTCATGATTTTTTATCTGCTTCTTTTAGTGCTTTGCGATACCACTTGACGGTTGATTTCAACGCCATATCAATGGCGTAATCCGAATGCCGCGGTGATAGAACGTATTTGTCCGATACCCACGGCACGGTTGAAACTAGAGTCGATTGCGACTTGAAATCAGATGATCCAGCTTTTCCTTTTCCTAGCTTTGCCCATTTTTGCGCGTAAGACAGAAAATTCTTGCCGATGCTAATCCGCGCCGTGCCAGTTTGTTTTTTGGCAATGTCCATTGATGCGCCTAGCCATGATCCTTTTGCGCGGCCAATCTCAATTCCTTTGATTGCCATGGCTTTATCAAATGTCCGTCTTCTAACGGTTTTCCAATTTGAAGGAAGTTTTCTTACCCGCTTGTGCTTGTTTTTCCGGTTGGAATTGATGAACGCAATGATTTCCTCAGGCGTGTTAAGATCAACCTTGCGCTTTGGATCGTCTTGAATTCCAATTACCTTCAAAGCGTCGTTACGCATGGCGATCATCTGCCGTTTGCGCGTTTTTGATTTACCAAATACCTGAGTCGCAAGTGCCAACTCCCTGCCGACTTGAACACCCCAGCGTGTGACAGCCTGCCCGGTGTTGTCGCCAAACATCTTGGAGTATTTTTTTAACGACGACTGCAATTTGCGCCGATCAAACTCCATTGCCACTTTCATGCCCTTGTAATGTCTTTCAGCCTGATTGTTACGAACGACGCGCCCACGTCCACACCATCGACACGGAACGACAAACCACGCGCCGTAGCCAGTTTGCCAACGTAAAACAATCCCGCTTCGGTATATGCTGCCGTCCAATCGGAAAGTCTAACAACGCAATCAAGCGTTGTGTCCGTGTCCATGCCGATTTCCGCATATTGCCGCGAATTGGCAACATCGTTTATCACTGCATTTACCTCAGTCCCGCCATTTACGGTCAACGGCTCATTCCCTATTACCGCAAATCCGGTTTCAGATGCCGATGACAAAAATGCGGTAAGCTGGCTCATGTCGTTAGTCTAACAGGTTCCGGTGCTGCTGTCAATTCTGCGTCGTGGCGATAAGTGCAAAGCACCTTGTCGATGTGGAATCCAGAACGGATTTTCTTCCGCGCCTGCCGCGCCCAGATGATGTCTTCGCCGTAATTGCATTCCCCAAATTGGCATGATTTGACAAGCTCTCGTTTCCAGACACAAACGTGCCACGGTGCGCGGAGTGTAATTGCGTTAGGTTGAAACGGGTGATCCTGATTATTTAATCCAAATACCACCTTGGAAAATGCGCCGTTGTAATAGCTGTTTTGCTCATACGTGATGACATCAGCATCCGTGCGGATAGCGTCGAGGATAGATGCGACGTAATCCGGTTCAATGTCGTCGTCATCATCCACAAATGCAATGTATTCACCTCGTGCAATGTCTAGCAATGCTTGCCGTTTTGCGCCGATTGTTCGCGTCCGGTTGTCGGAAAATGCCAAATGCTCAACGGGTAAATCACCGATCTGTTTTGCGATCTTTTCTGACAGTTTTGCAAGTTCTTCTTTTCTGCTTGGAATCGTCGGTGTTAGGATGCTGAGTTGGATTTTCATTTTTTCTGAATATTAGATCGTAATTGTTTCTGTATTTTTCGTGATCGACTGGTCGCGGCGTGTCTCCTTTTCCTGCGCTCATTTCCTTTTCCAGTAGTTGTTGTGCGTGATAAGCTCCCATGCGTTAGCGTTGGAATGCTCCTTGACTGCTTTGACCACTTCGTGCCATGTCCAATCATGACCGGAAAAAATGCCGTCAGGTTTTACTTTTGGATACCACGCCGCCAAGTCTTTAACAACCGAATCGTAGTCGTGTGCCGCGTCGATCCAAACGCCTGCAAGTGAGCTGTCACCAAACGCGCTTTTTGCTTCCGCGCTGTCTTGGCAAAGTGCCGTAATCATGCCGTCCACTTTTGCCGCTTTGATGTTTGCAAGGAATTGTTTTAAGATGCTTCCGCCGTGCGCTTCGACTATTGCAACGTGCGCCGGCTGATTCTTTTCGCCTTCCCATGTGTCAACACAAACCAAATTCACGCCGTGCTTGCCAATGTCCTGCAATCGTTGAGCTAGGTAAATAATCGACTTTCCAAGCCAACTACCGATTTCGACAAACGTATCGCCGTCGTTTAGCGTTTTGGCCACGTTGTCGTAATGATCCCGGTAGTCTAGCCATCCGTGGATGTCTTCACTGACTGCAATTCCGTCGTTGATTCTCCGCATGATTCCTTGCCCCATGCGATAACGGTAATCTTCGTTTGACCTAGCATAGATTTCATCCATCGGAGCTTTTCCAAAAATCGGATGCAAATGCTCGAAAACAATGTCACGCGCTTCGATGACAACCCCGTCGTCGTAGGCTTTTTTCGTAAAGTAGTCATCAGAATAGACGCTGAAAAACTCAGGATGAAACATGTAACATTGCTGATGGTATCTCCTGCGCGTCATGATCGCCATGCAAAGCAGATTATCGGTGCGGTGTCCATCGCTAATGGCTAGCACTTTGGATTCGCTTGTGTCCCCGATAGCGTTCAAAATGATTTCATCCCAATGCATAGGAGGATCCCAATCGTCGGAAAGCTGAATCAATACTTGCCCTTGCGCTTTCTCTGCCGTTGCGTTCCATGCCGCTACGCTTCCCGCACTGCCATTTGTGGCAACGTGGTTGTGGACTGACAACAACGCGCCGTGCATGTCGTCGCTGTCAAGTCCGAAAATATGCTCGATTGCGTCTGGATTCTTGGCTTTGTTAAACCACAAACGCCGCGCTTCGACTGCTTGTTTGCATCGTCCGCGTGTGGCGTGAATGAGCGAGATTTTCGCCCCGCTGCGGATGAAATGGTTTGTTTCCACCGCGTCGGCTTGGTCGTGGAATCCGTTAGCCCGTAACGCCATTCCGTGCAGTTGATATCCGAGATAGCCGCTGTATTTCCTGCGGACGTTCCATGCGCCAGAACCGCCGTCCTGCGCCATCATTGCCGTTGTGATAGCTAGTGCCTCCTTGTCGCGTCCAAGTCCGATGTAGCACAAGCAGAGCTCCCCGTAGGCCTCCTTGCGCGACGGATCGACAGACAACGCTTGTAGGTTCATTTGCAAGCGAATATCCACGTTGTCAGCCATCTGCCCGGCGGCAATAAAAAGCTCATATTTTTCAGCCGTGCCAATGTTCTCGTCATTGCTTTTCAGCAGTTCACAAACGACGTTAGCCGCTTCGTTGATTTTACCGACAGCGCGGAGTGATTGGAATAAGTGGAATCGTTGCGATACCGTAGGATGTTCGATGCTTTCGAGGATGCGGAGATTTCGTTTGTCGTTGCGCTCCCGCGTTCCTTCTGGCCGGTGCAAAATCACCGCGCCGTTCACAGTTGCCAGCTTTGGTTCCTTGTCAAATTGCAAATACTCATGGATTGGCGATACCCATACGGCACGACCTTTGCGAATGATCCTTTCCCGATTGACGGTCAATTGATCTTCCGGCACATGGTAAGCAAACTGGATGCCGTCGAAGTCCTCTGGAAGTAGATCAATCGTTTCACGGATGCGCTTGATTGACTCAGGATCAATTACGTCGTCAGTGTCGGCCCACATGATCAATTCATGCGTGGCGTTGTCAAAAGACTGCTGGCGAGCTGCTGCGAAGTTGTCAACGTGCGGCCAAAATGATTTGCTTATATCGTTGATATACTCGAGCGCAATTTTTGCTCCTAGTCGTTCTGCAATTTCAATCGTTCGGTCTGGCTTTTGATTGCCGATAGCTCGAACAATTACGATCTCATCAGCCAGCGGCTTAAAGGATTCAATAAAACGGGCAATGTAGTTCTCCACATTGCCCACGATAACGCACAAACTTAGTTTTTCATTTTTCATTTTTCGATTTTCTAAAGATTACGGGAGCCGCTATTCCTAACGGCTCCCGACACTATGAACACAAACAAGAAATCAGGTCGTCGGAGTCGTGAACACTTTCAAAGCGTTTGTCACCGCAACGGAATAGCCGTAAAGCATGTGCATGTTGGCAAAGTAGGTGCCGGATGCGCGGGAATAGTGACGGGTGTAGAGAGCGGTCAAGCCGCTTTCTGGATCTGTCATTTCCTCGATTGCTTCAAAATCAGCGTTGGGCAGATATTGACCCAGTGCGCGGGAAGCAAATGCAATACCGTCTTGACCGCAGGCAAAGCCAACAATCGAAGCGGAGTTAGCGGGAATGATGTCCGATGCGTAGACGTTCATTCCAAAGAGTCGGCCAAGATCGCCTTCTTTGATTGCTGAAGCGTCGCCCCGGTTGAAGTAATTCACCAGGTTGGTGTCACCAAGCAATGCGCCTTCGATAACCATGTTACCTACAAACGAGTATTCGCCACGTGCGCCAGCTTGTTTCAGAACTTTACGTGCTTCGATCAATTGCGTTTTGGTGTAGCTAGCCGATGATGTCGTGATGATTGCGCTGCCAAAATTGGAAGTTGTCAGCAAACTCCAGATGTCAGCAAGAACAGTTGTTCCCATCGACTTGCCGAGTTGATAAGCCCACTTGTCCCACCGTCCTGCATTGCTGGATTCGGCAAGTTGTTGATGCGTTAGGCTGATCGGGGTGATCTTGCGCTTGTCGAGCGTTACGGTGATCGCGGAAAGCAATCCACCAGTTTGCTCCATGACAGTCGTGGACTGAGTGAAAGTGGTGGTCGTTGCGTTGCCGAAAAGTGGAACAACAACGGCAGAACCTTGAGTATTTACGTCCGAGCTAATGTCGGTCGCAAATGCGCGGATAGGTGTGAGAATTTCGACAAGTTGCTGGAAAGCGGTTTGTGCGAAAATGGTGTCATTGAATACAGTAGCCATGATGATTAGTTAGTTGATTGTTGAAAAGTTATTTGTTGCGTTGAGCTTTAATTTCTTTTTTGTGCTTGTTGAAATACGCGGTGCGTTCAGCAGGAGAAAGGTTTTTCATGTGTTCAAGGTGGTCAATCGGTTGCGAGCCGCTTTCGATGTCGAGCGGTGCGGTAATGCCAGCGGTTGCGGCAAGTGCCACGGCCTGCGCTGGAATGGATGTTTCCAATTCTGTCACCTTGGCTTTGAGCGTTTCAATTTCGCTATTTGCGAATTTCACAGCGTCAAGTGAAGTGGCAAGCGAGTTTTGAGCAGTCGTCAAATCCTGTTTGACGGTCGCTAGTTCAGTGATTGCGTTCCGCGCTTCAAGCAATTCAGCTTGATACGTGCCAAGCTCATTTTCGTGAGTGGCAATTACATTTTCAAGTGCGGCGATTTTATCAATCGACTCTTGCGCGGATGGATTCGTGAGGCGGTCAAGCAAGCTCATGGATGAAACTCTAACAGAATTCGTTAGATTGTCAAGAATCCGGTTTGCAAACCCTAACGAAACGCATTTATCAGCGTTCATCCATGTTTCTTCCATCATCATTGATCGCACTTCGTCAATGGCTTTTCCTGTGCGCGATGCGTATATCCCTGCGATTTCCGTGCTTAGTTCTTCGCACATTGCCGCTGCTTTCGTTAGCTCCTTTGCGTTGCCGTGTAATCCCATTGAAACGTCATGGATCATCATGCGTCCGGTTGGCAGCATGATTACTTCATTACAAGCCATGCAAATCACGCTTGCCATTGATGCGGCAAGGCTGACGGTTGCAGTGACATATACGCCTTTTGCCCGAAGCTGCATGATCTTGGAGTGGATCAAATATCCGTCAAACACGCTACCGCCGGGGGAATGAATGTCGATGTTCAGCGTGTCAACTGCGGTTTCCGCGCTGTTTGTAAATCGTCCTTCCGCGTCAACAATGTTGAAAGCGTAATCAATCTCGCTCATCAGTTGCCGACGTGAGTATTCGTCGATTTGATCGTCTAATGTAAGCGACGCCGCTTTGTTTTCAATCGTTAGAAATTTCATTGGTGTTGTTAATTTGAGTTTCCTCTTGTTTGCTTTCTTTCACTTCGTTCGGCGTAATCATTGCCATTTCTCGATCTTCGATTTCGACTTCATAGCCGGATTGTTTTGATACTTCCTCCGCTACTTGCGCAGCAATTACTTTCCGCATTGCCACACTGTGAGCGCGTCGGGTGTAAAATTCCTCCTCGGTCATGCCGTAACGTGCTTCGGTAATGTCTGCCGTGTTCCGCAATCCGACGCGCCATTCTTCGACTTCCATGCCGCTTTCCCGTCCATCGTCAACTGACAGGCGAGCAGGCGTGGAAAATGCCCACGCAAACGGATGATCTAGCAATGGCACACGCCCGACAGATTGGAAGCAGGAATACGCCCACGAAAACGCGTTTAGCGCGGCGCGTTTTAGCAATCGTTGACGCTGAGAAATAAAACGACGGCACTTCACGATTTCAGCCCGTGCATCGGTTCCTTGCCCGGATCCTTTCCAGATTTGATAACTCCACACTGGAATCAAGCTCATGCGAATCATTCGATCTTGAAATGATTCCCAAATCTCCCCCGGCGTGTCGTGCTTTAGTTGCTCGATCTTGTCCCCGCTGCCGGATTGCATGTATACGATTCCCGGTGCCGGATTGTTGAGAACAAATCCACCGTCCACGCAGTTGCCATTTTGCGCACCGTTTTGATTGCCATACATGACGGATGGGTCATCCAAGTCTGGCCCTCCGGTGTCGTTAAAAACAGTTAGGTGCAGGCGTGACACGATTTGTTGCCGGATGCGTTCGTCTTCGGTGCTAGCAAGCGTGGCGGTGATGTCTAGCAATGCGTGGGAAAATGCAGGAACACCACGGGACTGGTCGCAAAAGTCAGGGTCGTAAATGTGGATGACATTTGCCGCGTCAACGTCGTAAAACGTATCCATGTTTTCGCCAGTCAGGATTCGATACGCCGCTGGTTTGCCGTTGTAGAACTGGATCACACCGTCGTTAATCTTGTAGCCCTTGTATTTGCCTTCGCTTACTGTTTTGTAATCTCCGCAGTTCCCGACGCGGTGAGCCGGGACAATCTGCAATTTAGGAAATCCATCGGCGGATTTTACCTTTACCCAAAAAATGTCCCCGTCGCGGTCTAGCGCAATGCTGGAAAGTTCTAACAGTTTATGCCAATCAAACACGCCGCCGCGCTCGGTGCAGTTAGGGAACCACGCTTTTCGCATGAATGTGGCAATCGACTTGCCGTCCGCAAAATCAGACTCCCCGACGTAAGCAGGCAAAAACGCATCGCCAACGCTGTAATCCGCTTTCTGGTCAACTGCTCCCTTGATTACCCCGACGTTGCTGTATAGCCGCGATGACAAACTCCGCAGGCGTTTGTTGTCCAATGGACTGACTAGCTTGTCGAAATCGTCCGTTTTGATCGGATAAACGACTCCACGTGTGCGGTTGTATTCCGCAGCGTGCATGTATCGCTGTGGCGTAAATGGTTGCCCAAACTCGTTTAGTATTGCCATAATTTAAAAAACGGTTGTGTTTGTTGAACGCAATGCGCCGCCGTTGTCGTCAAATTTCACAATCAAACTAAGCAAGGCAAGACGCTGGTTTTGCGTCATGCCGCCACCGTCCGCAACAAAGCTGTTTCCGTTGCTGTTGCCTTGGATGATCTTCATCCCGGCGTTTGGATCGGTTGCAATTGCAAGTGCAAGCGACGTGGCCTCTGCGCGGATTTGCGCCAAGGCTTTTTCATTGCTGGCCAGCAAATTATACGTTCTACGGGCCTGTGCATAAACGGACATGCCGAATATGTTAGACCCGTTTCGTTAGATTGTCAATTTCTAACAGTTAATCGGCCATTTCCAGCTTGAGAATGCCCTTAACCGACGCGCCGACGATGCCCATGACTTCGCAGTCCCACAAGTGGTTATGCTTGTGCGCTTTGATTTTCTCCCATCTCCACCTGCCAGGGCTGATTTCTTTCTTGGCCTCGCTGGTCATTTGCTCTTGGTAGTTCTTGCTAACGTCCTGCGGGATACCAAACGCACCGCCATTCATAACAGCGGCAAGTGCATCTTTGGCGCGAAGGTTGCTAAATCCAATTGTCCGGTATTGCAATCCGTCGCTTGTCTGGCTGTATTGATAGCGCGAGTAAATGCGCCACACTTTGCGCGGTCTGTTCTTTGTTCCTACGTCGAATTGATAACCCTTGTCATTGTCGTGGCCGATCAGAATGTTCCAGTGATTGCCAATATCCTTCCCGCAATGCTGGTAAACTTGCCGCACAATCTCATCAGGCCCATACCGTCCGTCAATAAAAACGTCCCTATTCCCTAATGAAAAGCGTTCTTGCAGGTCAAACAGCGTCTGCCATGTATCGACAAATCCTTCCCACAATAGCCGCGACGATACGCCGTCACCCACTTTCCACGCCCTAATCCTTACCCAAAATCCGACTTTCTGGTTGTCGATCTGCATGTCCCGCCAGTGTTCGCCGTCCCATTTCTCCCCGGCGTGGTATTGGTTTTTAAAATAGACTTCCCCGTCCGTGTTCAGCGCGGGCGCGTCGTTCGGTGCTTCCCAGAATTGGCCTAGCTCTTTGTTGATAAACTGCCGCAACGGTTCAAGGTTGCCGTGTTTGATTTCATTGTTTGCCATGATCCAGAGTTTGACAATCTCACTCCATGTCTTTGTCCACACGGTTAGAAACGTCCACGAATACGTCACGCGATCCTTAAAATGCTTGTTGCCGTTCCATACCGGTTTACAAATTGACCACTTGCGGCGGTTGCTATCGGTATCTTCAAACTCGGTTTTGCAGTTAGGGCAAACGAGCCGCACCGATTCGTTGATTGCTACCCAGTCAAGTTCCCCGTTTAAATCCGTGGTCTTCTCGTAGCTCATCATTCCCATCGTCACGGGCTGGTATTCGTGGCACTCGGGACAAAGATGATGCCCGTCATGCCATTTCCCATTTCGGCAGAACTCATGCCATTCCGTCCCCTCGTTCCCTCCCTGCGATTGCAACAGCATCTTTCGGTTTAAGCGATTATGATGCCGACGTAAAAACTCGCCAATCATTCCTTCTTCCCATCTCCAGTTTTCGTCCCCGAAACAATACCGCATCGACGCTTCTTGCGTGTTTGTTTCGTTTGCCCCACCTGTAAAAAGACTCATGTGCTTGAACATGACTTGATCTTTTTTCATGTCGTGCCGCCGGATGCCGGTAGGAATGAATTCTTTTGTCCATGGTGATTTCTTCAAAACTCGAAGAAAACGAGACTCCATCCATTTTCGCGTTGTCAAGTTTGTTTGTCCTAGAATCAACGTGTCGCCTGGGTCTTGCGCGACAACGTAGCTGCCGCAAACTTCGAAAATGGTAGTCTTGCCGAATCCCGTAACCGCGACGTTTGCAATCTCCTTTACCGTGCCGTCCGTGAACGCGTCAAGAATAAAAGCGTGTGCAGGAATCGCCGTCGGGTCATACTTCGCGCCGTATTGCGATCCAGCAAGATAGACGTTGCGCCCGGCCAACTCGGACAATGACAACCGATCAGGAGGCTTGGTTGCCGTCAGTATCCCCCAAAGGTATGGCGATTCATTGCGGGTCATAAGTCGATTCGCTGGATACTTCTTTCAAGATTGCGTAGGCGTAATCCTCGCATCGCTTGACAGCTTCGGCGTATTCCAAGCCGATAATCATCTGCGGTAATTCTGCTGGAATCTTCAAAATCATCTGTTTGAATACGTGGCCGACTCGTAGCGCATCACGTTCTACTGATTCTTTTGTGATGTATTGGCCCATTTCGCAATGCAAGCGAAAAGCATTTTTCAATCCTGCCAGTTTTGTTGAGATCGTCCTGGCCGTCTCGAAATCAGGCGCGGCAATTAGCGCGGATTCCAACTTGCTAATCTCTGCCGGGATTTCTTCGGCTGAAATATCTGTGATGTCGGCAGCAAAGTTTTCGTCGTCGTCGTTGGCCGTTTCTTTTTTCGGTTGCTGCCGACGTTGTCGTAATTTGTGCCGCAATCCTTCAATGTCATCCAAGTCCCATCCGCGTGAAATCCAGTCTGTCACATGATCTCGGTTGATCTTCATGCCTAGAGCTTCGGACAATCGGGCAGCAATCGCAGCTTGCGAATCAGGTTTCTTAGGTCGTCCTCTTTTCGGGGTTGTCATAGTTTTCTGTGAAAGTATTGTAACAAGTGTCTCGTAAAAAAATCCCGTTAGTCAGAGAACA